TGGTGTAAGTTGTAAAGCAATCAGTCCAAGAGCAATAGCATCATCTGGTAGCTTTTTATCTTGGATAGGTGAAAATTCATTCTTTACATTTGATGGTAAGCTAAGAGAACTTAAATCAGATGTACATGATTTTATCTTTGACAACATAAGAGTTAGCAACCAAGAGAATACTTTTGGTACACACAACATAGACTTTAATGAGATTTGGTGGTTTTTCCCAGTTGGCGATGATTACCAATCAACACCAAACAAATATGTTATTTGGAATTACTTAGATAATGTATGGTCAATAGGATCAATGGATAGAGGTTGTTGGGTAGACCAAGGTGTATTTGATTATCCGTTATCATGTGATTCAAGCGGTAATGTGTATGAGCATGACAAAAGAGTTTTATTTGATTCACCAGGCATAGGAACGCAAGTACCGTTTTGTGAAAGCGCACCCATAGAAATAGGCAATGGCGATAGAGTGGTACAAGTTAATCAGATTATTCCAGATGAAGAAGCAGCAACATTACCAGGTATCACAGTAGGATTTAAAGGTAAGTTCACACCACTTGGCGCAGAAACAGATTTCGGTAACTTCACTTTTGAAACTGATGGTTATGATGGTTATACAGATGCAAGGTTTAGTGCAAGACAAGTATCTATGAAAGTAACAGGATCACTAACTCAAGATTTCCAAGTTGGTAAAATAAGAGTAGATGGCAAACCAAGAGGTAGAAGATGATATCACCAGAAAGCAAAAGCCAGTACATACAACAGGTTACTAATGCAAAGGTAGATTTAAACTCCACTAACTTAACTACTATATATACAGCACCATCAGGTGATGAGTTTGATTTTGCAATTATAGAATCCATTTTAGTATGCGACCATGACAACCAACAAACAAACGTAGACTTATCTATAACCTCTGGATCAAACGTGTTTCATATATTTAAAGAACACAACATAACCGCACACGCAACAGATGAATTATTAACCAGAGACTTAGTATTAAAAGCTGGTGAAATATTAAAGGCACAAGCTAACCATACCAATCTAAACATAGTAGTAAGCCTAGTAGAATATGCAAAAGGCGATTAAAGAAAGTTGGCAAGAGGAATGGATAAGAACTAAACCTCTTATAGCAAAAGCCCTTAAACATCAAGATGCCTATACAATTGATGACATAGAAGATAAAATAAGAGAAGGAATATTCCTACTTTGGGCTAGTAAAAACTCAGCCTTCGTAACAGAGTTTGTAGTATTTCCACAGCACACCGCAATGAATTTACTTTTTTGTGGTGGTGACTATAAAGAGTTAGAGGCGATGTTGCCACACATAGAAGAGTACGCAAAAAAATGTGGAGTCAAAAGACTTTACGGTGGTGGCAGAAAAGGATGGACAAGAAAGCTTAAACATCTTGGATTTGTAACAGAACATTTAATTAGAAAAGATTTATGAGTAAAGGAAAAAGCAGAACACAAAAACAAACCACAATGCCAGATTGGCAGATGGACTTATTTAAAGATTACTATGGTAGAGCAAAAGAAGCTGCTGATATGCCATTTCAAGGATATACTGGAGATAGGTTTGCTGGTATGTCCCCAGAAGAACAACAGATGGGCGCAAGCATTCAAAGCTTATTTGGTAGTGCTTTTGGTGGTTTTGATCCTACAGCGCAGTTACAACAATTAGCTGGTCAACAAGCTCCACAATTAGGCGATGTTCCATCTTTATTAGATATGGATATTGGTGCATATCAATCACCTTATCAGCAACAAGTTATAGACCTAACAGAACAAGACTTCGCTAGACGTAGAGACTTACAACAACAGCAAGCGCAAGATGTAGCAATGCGATCTGGTGCTTTTGGTGGCTCAAGAGGAACTATATACGAGCAAGAAGCATTAAGACCTTTACAAGAACAAGAGGCTAGAACAGTTGCCGACATAAGAGACAGAGGATACGGGCAGGCGCTGGGCGCAATGGAGTCTGACTTAGCAAGACAACAACAAATGGCTATGCTTGCACCAGAATTAGAACTTAGAGGTAGACAGCAACAAGCTGGCTTATTAGGTGGTTTATTAGGCGGGCAACAGCAAGCACTAGGATTACTTGGTGGTTACGGTGGTTTGGCTAGAGGACTAGAGCAACAAGGCAGAGACTTTGACTTCAGCGAGTTTATGAGACAACAACAATACCCAGCATATCAGTTAGGATTACTTGGCCAAGGTTTAGGCATGATGCCAAAGCTTATGGGTAGTACTGGTACAGAATCTTACAAAGCAGCAAGCTTAGAAGATCTTGGTAAATTTTTGTATGGTACTGGAGAAATAGGAGCGTTAACATAAAATTATGGCAATATTAAATTTACCCACATTTACAGAACAAAAAGTAAAAACTCCAGAAGAAAAATTATTGGAAAGTTTGCAACAAATGCAAATAGAAAGGCCTCAAGCAGAAGTTCCTAGGTTTACTAGATACGGCAACAGAATGGCAGAGCGTGGTGGTTTTGATGTATTACCGCAAGAGCAATTACGAGGAATGACTCAACAGCAAGTAGATGAATACGAAGCAGAAAGAAGAAAGGCTAGAGGCGCTGGTATATCTGAAACATTAATGAGAGTGGGACAAGCTTTTGCAGGCCAAGATGCGGATGCTGGTATTGTACGAAGACAGGAAGCGAGGCAAGCGCAAGCGCAACAGGCTGAAATGCAAGAATTACAAGAGGGATTTTTTAAAGATCCTAAATATAAAAATATGGCTAAAATTCTTGGGGTGGAATATGCTTTTGAGCAAAGAAAAGCTGACAAACAAGCTGAAATGCAGGCGCAAGCAAATAAAAAATTTCTTGATGCTGTAAAGGGTACTGTTTATGAAGGGTTAGCAGACATAGTTGGTGTTGATCAAGCAAGACAGACTTACGCACAAACAGAATTAAGTTCAAAACCTGTTCCAGCGGACATACAAAAATTAAATCAATTAGCTACATTGAGAGAACAACTCAATCCCAAATCACCATCTTATAATGAAAATTACACAGAAAAACAATTTCAACAAGACGCAAGTATTTTAGGCGTTAGTTCTAATTTATTCTCTGGTTCAAAAACAGACTTTATTAAAGATTATATGAAGCAAATGAGAACTATGAAAACTAGTGTGGGTAGGCCTTTATATACAGATGAAAAATTAAGGACAATGGCAGAAAGTGCTTACGAACTTATATATCCTCCAATAACAGTAGAAGATGAAGAGGTTGTTGATTTGGGTAAGTTATAACCATAAATGTTAAATGCCAAAATATACTTTTGAAATAGATGGAAAAAAATATAGCGTAACATCTGACGTACAACCAAGCAGAGAAGATCTTTTAAAATTGGTGCAGTCACAACAAGTATCTGAGCCAGAGATACAACCATTAGAAACAAAACCAACTACACAACAAAAGAATAGTTCTATACAGGTTAAAGAACCAGAAAAACTTACTGAAGAAAAAATAAAGAAAGATAAAAACTGGATTGACGCATCAAAAACTATTTATGAGTGGGACTGGCAAAGGAAAAATCCAAACAAAGAAATACCTACTTTAAGCAATGAGGGATATGCTGAATTTGGTTTAAAGTATGGAGGAGGACTTGCCTTTAGTGATGTTGATTTGGTAAGAGAGGGTCAAGCCATAGGTAATGCTACAGACAATCAAAAGCAAGCTTTCGTAAATATAATGGATATGTATGATGCTAAAGCGCCAAGTTTAGCAGGAGCTGGTAGGGCTTTTAAAAATATACTAAACCCATTAGAAAGCCCAACAACCTATGTAGGATTTGGTGCAGGCAAACTAGCATCCACAGGAGCAAAACAACTTGCAAAAAAACAACTGAAAGAAAGTATTACAAAATCATTAGTTACTAGTAAACCAGGTAGATATGCTTTAATTGGATCTGCTGAAGGCGGTGCTTATGGTGGTGCTTATGATGTTGCTAGACAAAGAGCAAGAATAAGAGCGGAGGCACAGAAAGAATACAATCCTAAAAGCATAGCCCAAGCGTCAGGTATAGGTACAGTTTTCGGTGGAGCTTTTGGCGGTACTTTGGGGGTGATAGGTGATGCTATTGCAAAAAGAACTAAAAAAACAGATCCAATCTTATCATTACCAGCTCCAGAAAAAGAAGCAGACTTATTAAAAAAGGCTATACCAGAAAC